AGGATACCACTTCCAAATATATGGACAAATACTCCTTATCCAATGAGTGATGTAAGGAAGAATAAAGATTTTCAGAGGTTCCTCAATAAGATGGTATCCCTTATTACATCTCATGCCCAATCATCATCAGGGTTAAAACTCCTCGTACCTCAAGGCTCAATTCAAGATATGGAAGAACTTGAAAGGGATTGGGCCAACCCTAATGCTACAATAGAATATGATGCATCTTTAGGGGAACCTCACTTTCCTGCACCACAACAATTATCTAACTCGATTATTGAATTACCTCGAATGATTGAAAAATATATTGATTTAAATATGGGTATTTTTGAAATGCAGCAAGGAAATGCAGAGGCTGCACCAAAAACTTCATCTGGGACTATGATGATGGAAGATTTTGGGCAAAGACGATCTAAATCTAAACTAAGGGATATAGAGGGAAGTTTGAAGAGGTTAGGTCGTGTGATATACAATTTATCTAAGAATCATTACAATTATTACAAAATATTCAGAATTGCACAACCTAATAATGATATCACTGAATATATGGTCAATAAAAAAATGTATGATGATAAAACAAAAGAATTACAAACTATTGAAAATGATATAACTATAGGTCAGTTCGATATTCGTGTTATAGGTAACTCTACTATGCCTTCTAATAAATGGGGTGAGTGGGATATCTATATGCAGGCATATCAGTCTGGTCTTATTGATAAGCATGAAGCTCTCAAGAAGACAGAAATATTTGATAAAGAGGGTATCATGCAAAGAACAGATGCAATTGCACAATTACAACAACAACTTCAGGGAGCTCAAGAGCAGATCAAGAAACTTGCAGGAGACCTTCAGACTGCTGAAAGAGAGCAAGTTGCATCACGAAAAAGGACTGAAGTTGAGAAATTTAAAGCTCGTCTTAAAGAACATGAATTGTCATCAAAATCAGAACAAGTCATATCTGCAAGGCGATTCAATGATGCTGTTAAACTCGAAAAAGAGAAATTACAGGAAAAAGGTAGTTAGCTCAAGTTTTTTGAGAAATGGCACAAAATAGGAGAAAGTGATGACTCAAGATAATAACAACACACAAGTAGATGGACATCTTCAAGGTGACCCCATTGATGGTGTAGGGCAAGATGTAGAGACTCAAACCAGCGAGAATCCTGTAGATTGGGAACAATCAGCAAAATACTTTCAATCTGAAAAGGACAAACTTGCTGCTGAAAATCAACAGCTGCATAAATACAAACAACTGGGTGAATTTTTGGAGTCACGACCAGATTTAGTAAAGGCTATGCAGGAAAAAGCTGCAAATCCTAATACTGTTTCAAGTGGCCAACCAGAAATACAGTTAACAGCTGATGAATTTGATCCATGGGAAGCCTTTAATGACCCTTCATCTAAATCGTACAAGTACAGAGAACAGCAACAGGCTCAACAGATTAATAGTGCTGTACAGCAAAGAGTAGGAGCAATGGAAGCAGAAATGCAAAAAACTGCTGGTATGTCTAAACTGCAAGCTGATTTATCAGCGAGAGGTTTAAACCCACAGGAAATAGCATCTTTTGTAGAATTTGCAGATAGACACCCTGCTAGCTATGGTATTGATAATGTGTTGAAAATGTGGCGATCTATTGTTTCTGAACCAGCAACTGCTAACAATGCTAACTTAGATCAAGTCAGGGAAATTCAATCTACTCCACAGGCTGGTGTTCTTCAAGGACAACAACCAGAGAGAAAGAGCGAATCTGATAAGATGTGGGATGGTATAGTAGCTGCAGGGAGTAGAAATAAAGTACTTTAATTGTTAATTAAAATACAATAGGAGAGAAAAATGGCTACTTATAATAGTGGACAAGTGAAATTTGGTACTCCTGGTGCAGTCATTGATAGTACTATACCATCAAGAAGACTGTATGATTTTAGTGATAGAGTCGCTGATCTAGCCCCAGAAGAGTCACCATTTTTCGTATACTTATCAAAAGTTGGAAAAGTACCTACATCTGATTCACAGTTTAGGTTCTTGGAAGACAGAACAAAAGTTTCTATTACAGATAGAAGCTTTAAAATCGATGGAGGTCAGACACTGGCTGTTCCAGGGCAGTCTACCAATGTTCTTGTAGATGTTGGAGGTGCAGCTGTTAACTGGCTAATCAAAGGCATGGTTGTTGAATTTGCACAAAATGTCAACCTTGATGGTGGCACAGATACAGAGTCTGTAACTAGAGCAACAGGTAGGATAGAAAGTGTTACACACAATGATTCTGATACTACGATAGGTGTTACAACAATTGCTGCTACTGCTGGTGCTGCAACAACAACACTTGATGATAATGCTGATTGTGTTGTAATTGGAACTTCTTTTGCAGAAGGTTCTGGTGCTCCAGATGTATGGTCTCAAGAGCTAGATAATGATTATGGATATACCCAGATCTTTAAAACAGCTTGTGAGATGTCTAATACAGCTAGAGCTACTGTTTACAGAGGCTATGCTGATGAATGGCAGAGACTTTGGAATCTTAAACTAAGAGAGCATAAAGTTGATATTGAACGATCAATGCTTTTTGGAATGAGAGGTTCTCAAGGTGGTATCCAATATACTGAAGGTATTGTTGGCCATATACTACAAAATGGTACTAATACTGGTGGTGGAGCTTTAGCTGCATATGCTGAAGATAAGCCTTATTTAGGTGGATGGGCAACAAGTGAAATGACCTATGATAACCTACTTGGTGCTTTTGAAGTGATGTATGATCCTGCAAGGGGTGGTTCAAGCAATAAATTATGCTTGGCATCTCTTCCAGTAATATCTCATTTTAACAAGCTTGGTGGATTTGTTACAGGTTCAATGGCTGGTGAAGAAAGATATGTGTTTGAAAGAAGCACTGGTGCATTTGGTCATAAGATCATGAAAATTGAAACTGTTCATGGTGATTGTTCTTTAGTGAAAGAACCATTGTTCAGGAATAATTCTTCAGGACTTATGTGCTTTGTTGACCTTGATCATGTTTCATACAGGCCACTTGTTGGAAATGGTGTTAATAGAGATACCTCTATAACAACAAATGTTCAACAGGCTGATGAAGATTTAAGAAAAGATATGATATTGACTGAAGCAGGTCTTGAAATATCTCTTCCTGAAAGTCATGCAGTCATAAATGTGGAGGCAATCTAATATGAGAAGTGATGTATTAAACTCAAGTAGTGGTAACTATGGCAAGCAATACGATTTGTTGCCTTACGAATCAATCACAGCAGCCAAGTCTTTAGATATAGATGATAGTGGAAAAGTGTTTACACTTGACCTCGCAGCAGGGTTTACAGTAACTCTACCCTCAATAGCTTCTGTTCCTCCAGGATGGTACTGCAAGATTGTTGTTGGCACAAACTGCACATCTAATGATTATATCATAACAGAAAATACAACATACGATACAAATATAATTGTATCTCAAATCAATGAATTAGAGACTGATACTAATACTGATGGCCCAAGCAGCACAGGTCATACAACTATTACACTCCCTAATGCAACTGATACTGTTGGTGATACATTTGATATATGGTCTAATGGTACAAATTATTTTGTACAAGGGACTACAAAACTAGATGATGGAGCACAACTTGCTTAACTAGTCTATTTTATAGACAACAGTTTTTGGGAACTGTGTGGGGAGTCAATAACAGGCTCCTCACGAATCCCATAAAAATTCAACAATTAACTGGAGAAATAAATGGCTATACAATGTAAAGTTTTTATTCACGACACAAATAGTTTAAAGAGTGATGCTGGCGATGCTGATGGCAAATTAGCTGAAGATGTCCAAGATTTTGTAAGTACACATATTGGGACAGCAGACATTACAACTCAATTAAATATAACTTCTACAACAATTAACAATGGAAGTCATGTGATGACATTAGTGTTGTTAGAAGACAATTAATAGATAAACACTTAATGAGGAGGCATTATGCCAAAAGCAGGAAAGAAAGAATTTTCGTATGATAAAGCAGGTAAGGCAAAAGCTAAAGCATATGCAGAAGAAACTGGGCAGGCAGTATCAGGGTATCAAGCAGGTGGAGTTGTCGACATGAAAAACACTATGCTTCCTGATGACATGCAGGGATTTGCAAGTGGTGGTATTGCAGATGCATTATTTAGAAGTCAAAATATCCAAGGATATGGATATGGAGGCAAAGTTAAAAAAGAGAAAAAATAATGGCTATTTTTGTATACGATAAAAATAAAAAAGAAGTAGTTCCTATTGAAGAGTCTACAAATAAAGTTGAACTAAAAAGCAATTATTGTGCTGATTATGTCAATATGAGAAAAACATGGTCAGGACAGACTCAAGTTGAATTTAGCCAGACTACAATAGATCAAGATATAGCAGACAGGAATAAAGGAAGATAATGGAGAGTTTAAAAGAACAAGTTAACAATCTAACAAATATAGATTTTTCTGACGATGCTGCTGTTGCTGATTTTTTTACTGAGGGCCACAGAATGGTTGTTGCTAACCTGCCTTCATCTTCAGCTTTAACTCAGTCAGCTACTTCTGAAATAACAACAGGTACATTCTCTGCTGTTAATTTATCTGAAGACGACATTTTACTTGTAACTAGAAGCAATGGCACAAATGCTTTTCAATGCAGAAAAATACCTATAGATAGTGTTTATAAGTATGCAGCTTCATCTGGGTATTATGAAGAGGCTACTGCAACAGACCCTGCATGGTATATAGAAGATGGGGCATTAACTGTTATCCCAACACCTGATAGTAATGGAGCTAAAATAAAATACAGGAACTATCAATCTTTTGCTGCTAGTGGTAGTAATAACTATGATATAACAAGTGCCACTGAAGTACCTAATTTACCTATAAAAACAAGACATATTGTTATATTGTATGTTGGTATAAGGGTGTGTGAAAGAAAGCTAGTAGAAATCAATTCTAATTTGCCTTCTGATTTATCAGTCCCTGTAATAGAGACTATATCTACATCATTGCCTACATATACTGCTCCTGCAGGTATCATTATGCCTTCAGTTCCTGCAGATATTGATTTAAGCAATGTTCCTTCATTCCCTACTTTTGTTGCTCCTTCGTTACCAGCAGAGCCAGATTTTACATATATATCTCAAGTCGTTGAAACTGCTAGTGATTTTACAGAAATGGAAACAGCTTTAGATGACGAAGACTCTGAATTATCTGGTGCTAGAGGGCAAAAGATACAAGCCAAAATATCTGAGTATAGTGCTAAAGTAAATAATGCTGCTAATGTATATAGAGAAGCTGTTGATGAATATTCTCAAAAAATATCAAGATATGGTCAACAGTTAGGAGCAGAAACACAAAGAGTGCAGAATGAAACTCAAAAGTTTACTCAAGAAATAGGGAAAGCAACATCTCAAACAAACTCAGACTTATCTGCATTTAATGCAAAAATAAGTAGTGAGACAGCTAGATTTACAAATGACTTGCAAAAAAATAGAGCTGATTTTGATACTGCATTACAGAAATATCAAGCTGAAATTCAAAAAGTAAGCACATCAAACTCATCTAATATGGCTAAGTTTGGGAATGACTTGCAAAACTTTAATGCAAAAATACAAAAACAGACTGCCTTGTATCAGTGGGTTGGTCAGCAATTAGAAATATTAAGAACAGATTTTAACGAAGCGATGGGTGCTATGGGTGGTGGTGGAGCAAGTCCAGCAGCAGCACCTCCAGCTTAACAATAGGAGAAAGAAATGGCAGATAAAGCAAGAGGGGCAGTATCAATGACTCCTGTAGTAACTATAGCAGCAGATAACGATGCAGATTCTGTTGATGCTATCCATCATGATATAAAATCAACTTTAGGAGGTATCTTAGAATATGAGAAAGCAAATGATGCTGATAAATGGGTTTACTCAACTAGCAGGGATATTACTGGAACAAGTGCTGATTTAATAGCCAGTGGGACTTCATACACTGATAGTGGCACTACAGCAACTGGAGATCATGTAAAATTTTTATTTTTAAAAAACAGTGGAACTACTGATGGAAGTACATCCACTTCAGCTAAAGTTTATGTATGTCTTGATGCAGGTAATGCAGCATCTGCAGGGGATGTGTTAGAAATTGGTGCAAATGAAGCTATTGTTTTAAAATTTAAAGATGGTCTTGATGCAGCTGATATACATGCTGCCACATCAACAGGAACTGTTAGATGCACTATTTGTGCTATACTAGATGATATAGATGCATAAAGGATTAATATGACACTTAAAAACTTTTTAAATATGATAGAGATGCAAATGGGGAGACAATCTGAAGGATTGATTATTCAATTAATGAATGATGGTCTAGATGAAATTGCAGCAACTAAACAAAACTATCAAGTATCAGCTACAGAAACATTAACATCAAAACAAAGATATTATGAATTAGCTGATAGAATGATTGATATTATGAGAGTAGAGATACTAGATACTAATAATAGATATGTAAGAATACCAAAACTTGTTGATGCTCATAATCTTCGTAAAGATGATACTGATACAGATGATAGTGATGGAGATGGTGCAAATAGTACAGTTAACTAGGAGAATTTATGGCAACAAATAAAAGAACATATCCTGATGATTATTTTGCATGGTATAACGATGATACTAGATTAGGTATAGTTGTAAAAGCCACTTCTAATGATTCGACAGATGGATTGACATCAGGAGAGTATGATACTTATGTTGATTCAAGTGTCACTAAAGGGCTAAGGATACATTTTCATTCTAAATTTGAAAATTTAACAACATCCTCTACAAGGACAAGCGATTTATTTGATTTAGCTGGAATTGATAGTGGTATGCATCCTGCTTTACTTAATTATGTAAAATACAGGTTATTTGAACAACAAGGTAGTGAGCAAAAAGCTCAATATTATTACAATCAATTTATTGCAGCTGTCAAGAAATACCCTTCAAGAAGATCTGGAGTGAGAGCTATGACAGTACCAAGAATATAAAGGAAATTACATGGGCTGGACATTAGATGCAAAAACAAAAGCAGATCAGGCAGTAGTAACAGCTGATTCCACTATAAAGATAGATTCTGGTGAAAACTTTATTATACAAAACTCTTCTAGTCAAACTGTAGCATCATTTGCAGAGTCAGCAACAGGAACCATTGTTTTTAATGAGCAGGGCTCTGCAATGGATTTTAGGGTTGAAGGGGATAATGACACTCATACTCTGTTTGTTGATGGAAGTACTGATAGAGTGGGAATAAATGTTAGTGATCCTGATTCCAAGTTGGAAATATTAGAAGCTACAGACAATCAATTAAAATTATCTTATGATGGCAGCAATGCTACTACATTTAACACTAGTTCAGGTGGAGATCTAACAATTGTTCCAAGTGGTGGAGATGCTAATGTTACTGGAAACTTAGCAGTTAGTGGTGATCTTACTATCACTGGCGATGATTTGTTTATGAATACAAATACATCTGGATATGTGCTTGTTGCTGATGGGACAAATTACAACCCTGTTGCTATTAGTGGCGATGTAACTTTAAATAGTGCTGGAGCAATTACTATAGCTAACGATGCAGTAGAGCAAGCAATGATTGGAGATGATGCAGTTGGTGCAGACCAGCTAGCCTCTAATGCTGTTGTAAATGCTTCTATTGCTTCAGGTGCAGCTATTGACATGGATAAGCTAGATGGAGACTCACTAGGTACTGCAATAACAGATTTTGCACAAGATGATTTAATGATTCTTTCAGACACATCAGACTCTGGGAATCTTGTAAAAATGACTACTTCTAACTTTGAAGATGCTATATTTGGAAATGTTAGTGGCGATGCATCAATAGCAGCAGGTGGTGCTTTAACTATAGCTGCTGACTCAGTTGAAGGTACAATGCTAAATACAAATGCTGCTGACACTTCGACCATAGAATTATCGTCTGATACCCTGTCAGTATTAAAAGTTCCTAATGCTTTAACAGCAGGAGATGGAATTAGTGCTGGAGGGACATTTGATGGAGCAGCCTCTAGGACATTCGCCTTAGATTTAAATGAATTATCTGCAGCTACTGTTAGTGTTGCAAATGACAGTATTGCTATTATAGATGCTGATGGAAGTAATGCTTCTAAAAAAGAATCTATTGCTGACCTTGTTAGTGGAATTGCTAGTACAGGCTTAGATGCATCAAGTGGGCAATTATCTGTAGATGTTTCAGACTTTATGGCAAATGGTGCTGATAATTATATTGTTACAGCAACTGGAACTGATGCTATGAATGCAGAAGCTAATTTAACATTTGATGGTACTGATTTAAAAATTGCATCAACAGGAAAATTAATTCTTGGTGGAGGTACTCATACATATATTCATGAATCTTCTGCAGATACTATACAAATGTCTACAGGTGGAGAGATAGGATTAACACTAGATACTAATCTTTTTTTATTTGGAAGTTCAAGTGCAGCTGTAACAGCAGTATTTAAACAAACTACTGCTACATTTAATGCTACTACGACAACTGTTAATTTTTACACTTCAGGAAATAAACATTATTTAGTTTTTGGTGCAGATAATATTGCAACTATCAATTTTAGAATGCCTGCACAGTCAGGTAATTTTACTTTAATTTTAAAGCAAGATGGCACTGGAGGTAGAACAGTAACAAATTGGCATGCTTTAGAGTCTGATGGTAGTACTGCAGATGGGAGTGAAGATGTGTTATGGCCAGGAGGAAGTGCTCCTACACTATCTACTGGAGCAAATGATGTAGATATTATTAGTTTTTATTGGGATCAGGACAATGGATTTTTATATGGCAATGCAGCTTTGGATTTTAGTTAATGGCATATAAAGATCATACATTAACATTTAGCGACACAAAAATTGTGGATACAAGCTATGATAATATAGAAGTTATGATGAGCTGGGAAGCCCCTATAATGGAAAAAACAGCTGAGTATATATGTCAAAGTAAAGGAGATATTTTAGAAATAGGATTTGGTATGGGAATGTGTGCTGATTATATACAAGCTCAAGGTGTTAATAGCCATACAATAGTAGAAATACACCCTCAGATTATTGAGAAATTAAATACTTGGGCATCAGGAAAGTCTAATGTTACTATCGTAGAGGGAGATTGGTGGGCTGTTAAAGATAGTCTAAGTACTTATGATGGCATATTCTTAGATACCTTTAATGATGATAGCTGGCTTAATTTTAAGGCATTTGTAGAGGCTAAAGCTAAGTCAGGTGCAGAAGTGTCATTCTGGAATAATTTTGAAAAAGAATTTAATGAACATGGATTTAGCAATATATCGTTTGAGCAGGTAGCTGTTACCCCTGATTCAAATTCTTATACAAATATAACATCTAACTACTACATGCCAAAGGTTTCTATCTAATGGCATATCAAAGCAAAACTATATACCCATCTTATGATGCAGGACACACTCTTAATAATCAGTCAAGCTGGGCTGATGCAAGGGAAGCATCTGCTAGTGGTATAATAACAACTCTTGCAACTACAAATATATATGGTATCAAAGCATCTTCAAGAGGAAGTGTTACTTATGGATGTTCTAGATATTTTTCAAATTATGATGTTAAGGGAGCTCTACCTTATGGATCAGCAATAATGAGTGCAAGTTTTAGTATATGGTATACTGCTAAATCAGGGGCAGATAGACTTGTCCAGCATTCCACGACTGGATCTTTAGGTAGTACTGGTACTTTTGATAGCTGTCTGTATGGATCAGGAGGATCAAATAGTAATGAAGATATGATTGCTTTATCAGCTGAATACACTCCATCAGCAACAGGTGAGTACACATCAATAACATTAAATGATCAAGCTTTAACCAATCTAAAAGGTATAGCAGGCACTGATGGGAGTTCTAGTGGCATGTTTTGTGTTACTGTTATCAAGGAAATAGACTATGATGATAGTGCTCCTAGTGACAACACTACACATTATAGCACAATCCATACAGATGCTTATACAGGTACTGGTAGAGATCCAAAATTAGTAATAATGTACGAGAACCCACAACCCTTATGGTTTGGAACAAATTTTTAAATAGGAGAAAGTATGTCAAAAACAAAAGAATATAAAGATATAAAAGAAAAAATAGATAATCCAAAGTTATCATATGATGAAGTCATGGAAAACTTAAAAGCACAACTTTCTCAATATAAAAGTGAAGCTGATAAATTTAATAAGCTTGCTCTAAAGGCTGAAGGAGCTCTTGAAGTCTTAGTACAGATGAAAGATCAAGAAGTAGCATCTAAGGGAGATAAATAGATGGAAGATACTCTTAAAACAGCAGCTCTTGGTGTTGCAGGGTCAACTTTTAGTTGGCTAGAATGGGCTCCTCCTTTTTTCAGTGCCATGGCTGCTATTGCTACTTTAGTGTATATGATTATTAAAATATATAAAGAATTAAGTTAGTTTTTTGAAAAGAAGAAAGAAAGACAAAGGTGTAACAAAGAGAGTTATTGTCACTCCTGATAAGCATTTTCCACTTGCAGATATACCTGCAATTAATTGCTTAAAGAGGACAATAGAAATTGTAAAGCCTGATACTTATGTTGATTTAGGAGATGTTGGAGAGTGGCATGGTTGTTCTCACTGGCAATGGAAAAGAAAGAAAAGGCCACCACTTGAATATCAACTTCCATTTATTGACCAGGACATAGAAGATGTCAATAAGGGGATGGATATGATTGATGAGTCTCTTGATAAAGCAAAATGTAAAAATAAATACATGGTTGAAGGCAATCATGATGATTGGATGAACAGGTTCGTTGAAGAGCATCCATTCTTAAAGGAATATAGGTTTAAACAATGTGTAAAGCTAAAAGAAAGAAATTACAAATACTATCCAATGGGAAAGTACTTAAAGCTGGGAAAGCTAGCAATGTATCATGGACACCATTTTGCTGGCATACAGCATACAAGGAATCATCTTCTTCGTCTGGGATGCAATATTATGTATGGACATCATCACGATCTGCAGCAGAGTTCAGTTACTCATCTTGATGGAGTTAAGAGTGCATGGAGCATTGGATGTTTAAAAGATATGACAGAAGAGCAAAACTCTTGGCTTGGTGGAAGACAACACAATTGGAGCCATGCATTTGCAATAGTTGATTTTTATGATAAAGGAAATTTTACAGTGCACATAATACAAATAATAGATGGAAAGACATCGCTGTGGGGAGAATTAATTAATGGGAACTAAGAAAAATACTGATACTGTACCAGCCATGCTGACACCAGGGGAGTTTGTTATAAAGAGAGACTCTGCTCAAAAGATTGGCTATGATACTCTTGAACTGATGAACGAGACTGGGAAAGTGCCAGATATAAAAAAACATGGAGGAAAGATGGGCAATAAAGGGTATTTACAAAGTAAGTTTTTAAATGGAATGGTGGAGGGTTACCAAGAAGGTGGAGTTGCACAAATTGCACAAAAAGATGCAAATAGCTCTAAATTTAATATAGCTGATTTAATGAAACTCTTAGCAACTGAAGGTCAATGGATGGAAGAAGCTAGAAAGATTGATAGCCTTATGAGAGATGACAGTGGTTTGTATGGAGGAGAGGTTTTCAATAATGAAGATTCTCTGCTAGATAGATACTTGCAGAAGGGTACTGGGAATACTTCTGCTTTAGAGTTGTCTCCTAATGCCACTCTAAGTCGTGGAGATGCAACACCTGTTCCCTTCTTGCCTGATTCAGGGGAGCTTGCTGTAGTAGATGTTGAGCCTACCCCTAAGGGTATGCCTGTTAATATTTTTGATATACTGGAAAGAACTGGCCCTGATGCTGAAACTCCATCTGAGTTTACAGGATCTACAGAAGCAATGATGATTGAAGGCCTTATTGATTATATTATGAGTGAGGATTATGATTCTAAATCAGGCTTAAGAATGGGACTTAAGCAAAAAGCAGATACTTTAAAAACATTTGGCAATAAAAGTGCTTTATTTGGTAAGTAATGGAACCAATTGCATTTTTAGAGCAGTTTGGGATTCCATTGACAGTAGCAGCTGCATTTGGTTATTTTATCTGGAAACAAAATCAGTTCATACAAGACGAGCTGATGGAAGAGCTAGATGAGAGATTTAAACGATTGGAAGGTATAGTTATAAAGCTAATTGATCAAATAAAGGCCACACAGCTAGATTTTCAGGCACTTAAGGGTTATGTAGAGGGTATAGAGCATATATTAAAAAAGCTCTTTAAAAAGGAACATAGGGACAGATAATGATATTCTTTCAAATATTAGGAACTGTGGTTTTAGGGTTAGTATTGTTTTCATTTTTTGCAATAAGAGCTCTCAAGAAAGTAGAAAAGATGTATTTAGATGACAAGGTAGAGGAATGATGTTACAGGGTATTTTAATAAATAAAGTTATTAGTATGATAGCCAAGCAATTCAAGTTAGATAAAGTATTGTCATATGTAGAAAATGATAATGAGCTTGACTATAAGGTTAGCTCAATTGAGAAAAGATTAGATTTAGTAGAAAAAATGGCACATCCTCCAAAAGAGTTTGTTAGCTGTAAAATATGTGAAGATAAAATACAAAGTATAGGAGATGAGACGATATGATACAAAAAATGATAGTAGACTACTTATTCAATGAAGAGAATAAAAAGAAACTTATAGAGGAAATGAATAAGGCAATTGACATTCCTTTCATTGGAGAGAAGACAGAAGCCAAGGTCTTGGATGCTGTTTGGGATAGTGTTGAAGAAGTACTAAAGAATGCTATTCTTAAAAGCAAGTAATGCCCAAAACGATTTATAGAATTGCCAACTTTGAAGGTGGTATAAATAATAAAGCCAATCAGAGAGATATAGCTGAGAATCAGCTTGTTACTGCTACTGGTGTAGACTTATCTGTTGTTGGTGGTATTAAGATGGGGGGATCAGCTTTAAGTGCTGCTACAATTGTAGGTGGTGCAGACCCTAATGCAACATATGGATCTCTTTTAGATGCAGCTGGAGGTAATAGTGGGGGTTCAAATACACAGATTGCTGCAGGGCAAGGATTATTTGTTTTTAGAACTGATTATAGCCTTCAAAATGATGAAATAGCAGGGGGTACATCAGTATTAGCTATGGTGTGTCAAGACTATGTGCAAAATGATGTTCTTTATTTATATGATCCTGAATCTCCAGATAAATGGAATGATGATGGTATTAATGGAGTTGCTACAAGTAAAACAGCAATTGATTTAGGTGGAAATTCTACTGATGGAGGTGGAGATCTCAATCCTGCTTTTTACTTTTCTAGTAATGGGCTTAGAGTGAGTGCAGGAACAAATGGTACAGCAAATATTAACAAATGCTTATACTACAGCCCAGCTGTTAATTATTTTAGAAATGCAAGTGGCAATGCTTTAACAGGACATTCTGACGAAGCAAGTTATACTTTAGCTGCAGGGTGGTATTTAACTGATCAAGAAATAAAAGCTCCCCCTTCAGAGACTAGAAATTTAAATCTAATTGCTGTTGGTCTTTCTGATGCAAACAGTGATGGAACTAATGATACAGAAACAGGGTGGAACTCTATTATTATGCATAGAACCCCTTCTGCAAATGGAACAAATGATGGATTTGATAATAATAGAGATCGTCAGGGAACTCCTGTTGCGACAGATTTAGGTGTTACTGATATGGCTATAGCTATAGTTGACAGATTGAACAATGGAGGGCTTGGCTTTAGTTATGATGTTGATACATCCAAGGGTACATGGACTGGAATATGGGCTATTTATCATACTTATGTTTATTATGATATGGATTTTGGGGCTGAATCTCCTGTTAAAAGAATAGAATATGGGGAAATACATTCAGGTGGAGGAATAGATGCAGACATGACTGGAGGGTTTATGGTCGCAGATTGGACTGATTCAAATACTCCTGTGGCAACTGCACTTGATAATGATACAATTAAATTTAGAATTTATATTAGAACTGGAAAAGTTTCTGATGCAAACAGTGATGGAACAATGGACACATCAGATGATGGAGCTCATAATTTCCCAGCTACAGGGTATCGAACTTCTGATCAGTCTAGCCCTGATGCTCGTATAGTTGGAATGAGAGTATATGCAAGAAGATTAGATAGGACTTCAATTGGAACTCCTTATACATTTGGAGGTGATTACCTGCATCTTGTAGATATAAGCTTTAAAGATGGAGTTAGGAAATTTACTGACAAACATTATACAGAATGGGGAGATGTAGGATTAAATACTTTTCAAGATGATGGTGTTGCCTGCTGTCCTTCTGATGGTAGTGGGGCATTTTTTGAGTTTGAAAATCCACCATCATTAACATACCAAGATATAAATGGATATCCTGCAGACGATATTATACATGCAGAGCAATATAAAACAGCTGTTGTTATAAACAGACAAGCTTACATAGGCAATGTAAGGCACAACGAGACAAACTATCCTGATCGTATAATGGTCTCTCCTCTTGATAAGCCAGATGTATTCCCAAGAGATTATTTTTTAGATATAGCTTCAAATGATGGTGATGATATTATACATCTAGAATCACATGGAGATAGGCTGTTTTGCTTTAAAAGAAATAAATTATTTATTATAAATGTAGCAAATTATGATGCTCAGTATTTAGAAGCAGAATATGACAATATGGGAGTATCTAATGGAAGTCAAGTAGCAAAAATGCCTACAGGTATAGTGTGGGTTAATGACACAGGGTGCTGGATATTCGATGGAAGTAATGTTAATAATACTATTAAAGGAAAAATAGATCAAAACACATGGGCATCCTTTTTAGGTACTGTGCCTTCTGTTGGTTATGATGCTAAGAGTAAAAATATAATTGTATTAAAAGATTGTTCTGCTAGTACAGCTGGTGATGTTTATATACTCCACACAGAAACTAATGCATGGACATTCCATGATAGCATGTTTCCAGATGCAGAGGCAAGTGATACTAGGAGTAATTTTATTTCTGTAGATAGTGGTATTCCTATGCTATGGTGGTTTGATGCAGATAATGGTGAAAATCATGACACAACAGCTTTTGGAGATTTTTTATCATATAGCTCTGCAGCAGCAGATAATACAACTTCAGGGAATGTAGTTCTTTTGACAAAAGATATGGATTTTGGTCAACCTGCACAAAGAAAGAAAATTTACAAAGTATATGTTACATATAAATGTGCTGATATACCTAATGTACAAGTAAAATTTGATGTAAATGGTATTACTACATGTGATAAAGTTTTTAAAAATGGAACCAACTTTAGCAGCAATGCTTTAGCTGATACTGATGATGCTTGGGCAGTTGCTGTATTAGAGCCTAATGATTCAAGTGAAGTAAATAATATATATTCTTTTCAATTAAAGTTTACTAGCTCTGGGACTGTAGATGAAACATTTGCAATTAACGACATATCAGTAGTATATAGAGGTAAAAAAGTTAACTAATGGCTGCAGATAGAAGAGATATTAACAGATTGAATATTTCTAAAGGCTCAAGACTTAGAAGGGCAAGTGCCAGAGAATCATTGTCTAACTCTGGTCGTTCTGCTGACACAAGAATATCACACACTGATGAAGCAGGAATGGTTTTACAAGCTAGAGCTGCAGGGGGAAAGTATTATTCTGTCCCCTTGTTTGATTTGAACAACCCTAATGTCGATACTCCATCTATAAAAGCAGAAGGAGATAATTTAGCTTTAACAGGTAATAAAATTGCAATAAAAAAAGATGTTACTATTGGAGATAACATTAAGCTAGGTATTGATGATGGAAATTTAGGGGCAGGAAAATCTACATTTAGCTATGGAGCTCAAGAAGTATTACAAATGTATGGTATTGCAGGCACTTTTCCTGACTACTATGTTCATATAGGAAGCAAACGAGATGGGATTGCATTAAAATTTGGCATTGATGATGATTTGAAAATAACTGGAGGTGGAACCCTTGCATCTTCAAGTAATGATGCTCAAATAGCCTGCACTAATAATGATGCTGTTTTATATATAGTGTTAGATGATACTGGTAAAATGCAAGTTGGAGGCCCTTCTACTTTTACTACTTTTGATTCAGCTACTAAATCAGTAGGAATAGGGACAAGCACATTTGATTCATCTTCTGTTGAAAATCTTTATATTGGTAATGGCACTGCCCCATCAGGAACCCCTTCTAATGCTTATGCTTTATATACAGAGCTTGGAGCTTTAAAGGGAAAAGGAGGTAGTGGGACTACAACAACTATTGGAGCTGCTGACCCTCACTGCCAGAGATGTGGAAGAGATTTTGCACTAGAATGGGAAAATTACGAATCAGGTTATGGTAAATTATCTATTTGTGTATGGTGTCTAACAGACAGTCTTCCAGATTGTGTTATAGAAAAGAATCCTGAATAGCTACATAAAATTGGAAATTACAAATGAATTTATTAAATTACAGAGAAGAAACATTAACAAATATACATAAGAGAGTATAATATGGCATCAACCTTAGATTATTTATTAGCAAGTAAATTTAAAACAGCAAGAGAAAAACAGATAAAGGCTGTACAGGAAGCTTCTGAAAGGCAAGCTAAAAAGAAAAGCAGATTTGGTGGATTTTTGAAGACATTCTCACCACTTGCAGGTCTTGGAGCTACTCAATTATTAAATTTTATTGTTCCAGGTGCAGGTATTCTAGCATTAGCTTTAAAGGCAGGAGTGGGTAGTTATATAGGATCTCAGCTTACTGAGAGTGTTGGAAAAGACTTATTAGGATATGGCCCTGAATCTGAAACGAGCATCCTTGAGGGACTTCAAGGCGAAAGAGGTCAAGAAGGAGATATTGGTTATGGTAGCTTCGATCCAGAGGAATATGCTAAAACAATAGGGGGATCGGAAGAGTTTTATGATGACATTGAGAGATCTCAAAGATTTGGAGCCTTGGCATCAGCACTTACTGCAGGAGCAGGAGCTTACACTAAAGGGGCAGACTGGCTTGGAGGTTCAAGTCCTGATTCTTCACAATTTTTTCAAATAAATCCTAATGAAAGTTCTCCAATTAATTTAGGTGTTGGTGGTGGAGAAGTAAGCTCTTTGTCTGATTTTAATTTTGTGGGAGCACCCCAACAACCCTTAAATAAATTTTCTCCAATACAATTCAATTTCCAGCAGGGTGGTGTTGTTCCAATACCTGTTAAAGATGGAAGAGATAGAGCTAAAGAGGATGAGAATTTTTATAAATTAATTTAAATGGGAATTAAATGGCTACTTTAAAATTTTATGATGTAAATGAAGATGGACAATTCAGTATTAATGATGTTCAGCTACTTCTTGAACAGCACCCAGACCTTCCACAAGAAAAGCATCAAGAGTTTCAAACAATAGCGATGGGTCTTATAGGTCAAACTGGAATGATAACTCCTGGATCTGAGGTTCCTGGAGCTCAATCTATTGTATATGGTGAACAAGGCTCTACCTCTGAAACTGAAATAACAGCAGGTCAGTTAGGAGAGGGAGCAACAGCTACTGTTATGGATCAAGGTATTGGAGGTGATACAGGATTTGGTTTTGATACTTCAAGTGCTGGATTTAATCCTGAAACCAGAACAGATGTTGCTGATTATTTAACACGATTAGGTTTTAGTGATGACTTGATTCGTAAGACTCAAAGTAATATCAATCTATATGATCCTACAAAAGAGCAGCAATTGCAGACACAGTATGGGTTTGATGTAGGGGCTTTAGGGCAGGAGCAGAGAGGCACTATATTGGAAGGTTTAACAGCATCAGACGAACAAGCTTTTAAAGGTCAAGGCCTTGTCAGTGGAAGAAGAAGGGCTGGCTATAGACAGGGAATTAGCGAATCTCAAAGAGAATTTGAGACAGGTCTTGCACAAAAACAGTTTGGGCTTGCTAAAGATACACTTGCAGCTCAAAAAGAGTATAGCATAGCATCTGAGATGAAGAAGCTATATGATCTAGGTCAAATAAGTGAGTCAGAGTATAACAATGCTTTACAAGTAATTAGAATGGATGAAGAGAAAGGACTTCAGGGTGATGTTCCTATGGGTTATGCTAACCAGCAAGATTATCTTGATTCTAAATGGGCTCGATCAAAGATTAGTGATAATATGGATTTAAGGATGAGAACAGATGCAAGTTCTGATGGTAAATGGCTTGTTCACACTACCCCTACTCCTGGAGGAGTTGTAGGAGTTACTGGTTATATGGGTGAAGATTCTGCTTTTATTCCTTTATGGAAAGGATTTGAAGGGGAAGAGGTGAATTTCACTGCACAAACAGTTGGCGAAGTTAGAAATAATGTAGGATACAATACCAAAAATTGGAATATTAAGGCTAAATGGATAGGCTCAACAGGGGATGGTCATTGGCAGGTAACTAAAACCCAATCTGGCTCATAAACAGTGAATGCTTAAGGCAGAACAGTGCAAGAAACTGACTACTAAAATAATTTAAAAAAGGAAAAATATGGCAGATATATTTACTTTACTAAAAAGGGCAGAAAGAGATGCAATGTCTGAAGCCTCAGAAAGAAAGAGGCTTGTAGGTCAGACTGAATTTGTCCCCAGTGGGTGGGAATTAGCAGGTGATATAACTCAATCAATCATTGGTAGTGTCCCTTCCCTTAAAAGAGAAAGGAGAGTTAATTTTACTGATCAAGCCAACAACTTAATAAAAATGGCTGGCAATGTAGTTGATAACAAGGGACTTACTGCTTACAATCAAAGAATGACAAGCTTACTTAATAAAGTGAAAGATGATCCTGAAATGATGGATGTAGCAATGGGTTTAGAAAATACATTAAATAAAAAAAGAGATGAAATAAGTACTTACACAAATGCTATGTCTGGATTAAATGATTTTTACAGTACAGATATAATTTCTATGGATTCTGGAGAGGAATTTAAAGGTGTTTTAAATAATTTGATGGATATAGAAGAGGGTACAGGCAAGGGAAGTCATACATTAAAAAGTTATATGGAGAAATTTGCTCCATACTCAGAAAATGATACTACAAATTATATAGATTTTTTATCTTCAAATCTTGGAGTTTCGTCAAATACTTCTTTAGCTGACCTTAATAAAGAAGATCTTGCTAGGTTTATCAAGCAACACGAAGGATGGTTTCCACCAGGGCACTCAAGGGCAGATATGCCTGAAGGCTCTAAATCATTTAGAAATAATAATCCTGGAAACCTTAAACCTCCATCTGATGAGGTAGGAATTGAATGGTGGGGGGATAGCTTCAAAGGTACTGATAGCAAGGGTTTTGCAATATTTGAAGATGAGGCTGCAGGGATGAAAGCCTTAGTTCAAGATATAGAAGTTAATCAGAAAAAAACTGGCATTACAACCTCAAAAAATAAATACGAAAATCAAATGATGGCTCTTATAGATCAAAAGATGAAAGCACAAAATATAAAAGATGCTCTTAGTGAGGGGGAAGGTTTAGGCTTTAAATATAATATGGGCAGTAAGACTGATAAAGAGTTGATAGCTGAGTTAGATAGACATATAGGCAGGCTTAATGTTGGAATCCAGTCTGTCGTTAATGATGATTTTATAAGTGATGAAGAGCTAGGTCTTATTATGGGAGGAGACCTAGAGATTTACAACCAAGTAAAACAAGAAAAATCAGGAGAAGCTAAAAGAACATACGAATATTACCAAAATCAGGTTTTAAATAGGCAAAATCAAATTAATATTTTAGATAGAAAAATAGCTAACCCTTCTGATCAAGAAAATAATCTCCTTTTTGATCAATTATTGGAATCTATAAATGAAGGTCAAACTTCTGAGCAATCTCCTTTTACAGACATAGTAGAGCTAAGAAAGAGTTATGCTGAGGAAGTGAGAGCCAATAAAGGCTTAATGGCAAAATTAAATGACAAGCATAAAGCCTGGACTGGTGTATCAATCAGGTTGAGTGAAGATCAAATTTTAGATGAAGATAAGCCAACACCACCACCAGCAATAGAAGGAGAGGTTGCTACCATAATGGACAATATACTAGACAATCAAGATGCAGATCAAGATGTGACAGGAATTGTTAATGCTATCAACAATACTTCTGAAGATAACATTGAGGCATGGGTTAATTCAAGTCAAGATTTAGAAGTAAATTCAAATGATGAAGACTTAGGCGAAGATGCATTTGGAGATAGTGGAGAGGGAGGATATTCTAGCATTGGAGATTTTGCAGGTGATTTAACTAAAGTTGGGGCAGCTGGAGTTGGTGTATACATGGGAGGAAAAAAGGTTGTAGAAAAACTTCCAGGTATAATGAAATTAAATCAACAATCAATAGATTATTTACAAAATGTAGTAAAATTAGATGGAAATCAAATTAATCTTTTAATGAAAGATGGAGAAATGCAATCTGTTTTAAAAGAATTTGCTGATGTTTCTGATGAGCTTAAAAACTTTAAAAAGGGACATCCAAAGCTTTTTGCTAGCCCAGAAGGCTCACCTCCAATGGTTGGTGATAAAATATGGAATCCAGATACAAAAACATGGGAAATAGCTGATTTAGATGTTAAAGGTAGTATAGATAATTACAGGACTATTAATAATAAAAGAGAGGAATTAGTCAAAAAATCTATAAATAGATTAAAAAGTATAAAAGAATTTGCTGATATGCCAGATGATGTCTTAGAAAGGTTAATTAGAAATCAAGATGTATGGAACTTGTCAAAAATAAAATCAATAATAGGGCCTACTTTAAAAAATGCTGGCTATACTATTCAAGATTTAGCTACTATTACTGCAAAATTAGGACATAAAATAGCTCCTGCTGGTCTTGGGGTATTAGGGTGGCAGATGGGTGATTATTTAGACTTCTCTACTGGTGAAAAAATGGCAGCAGGGTTCATAGCAGCAACTGCTGGAAATGCTGCAATAAACAAGGGAATACGATTGATAAGTGACAATGCTTGGAAGGCAATAACAAGCCCTAAGCTAAGAAGTAGATTAGCTAAGGTTGTTGCAAAAAAATTAGGGCCAGGGGTAGCTAAACGATTAATGACACAATGGACTGCATCAACAGTTGGAGCTGTTGCTCCTGAAGGAATTTCAACTTTAGCAGGAGGTATAGGACTTGCTTTGACAGGATATGAAATATATAGTTTGATGAATGAAGTTCCTGAAATTGCTGAAGAGATTATTGCTTGGGCAAGAGAGGAAAACCCAGATTCTCTTAAAAAAATTGAAAAGGATATGGCCAATGAAGAAGTGGACACATCTCCATCATCGCCTAAAACAAAAGGACAGGCATTAAATGATTTAAAAGAACAATTCGCTGCCCAGAAGAAAGCTGGAGGAGAAAAAAGTTTAATAAAATGGATAAATACAGTATTGTCCCCAGATAGCAACTTTACATCTCCTAATGCTTATTTAAAAAGTTTAGGATATAAATAATGTCTATATATAAACAGCAATTAGAATACCAATCGAAAGTGTCTGACTGGTTTAAACGAAACTACCCTAAAGAAGTATATGAAGGGTTAAGTGAAGAAGATATTTACAATACTGTTAGAGTGAAAGACCCTTCAATGCCTGAGTACAAGTCTTTCAACCCAGTGAAGTCCACACAAGAGTCTATGTACAGTAAGCCTGAAGACTCTCCTAATGATTATGATACATCTCCTGGCTACTTAAAAGACTTAGTGTCTACATTTAGTGGTTTAAGTGCAGCTACTTTTAGCGATAGTGATTTTGCTAAAAAAGCTTTCAATAATTCATCTGCTGGTTTATTACATCAGGCTATGTATGGCAAACCTAAATACGATGTAGATATGACAGAAGAATCTGGGATATTTGAGCAGGCAGGGCAATTTGCTGTAGGCCTC